AGTTGTTTAAATACTAAATTAAAAATTTTTAATCTAGTATTAAATGAATATTTATGTTGTTTTTATTAGTTTTCATCTTAATTATCTATTTTCTGATTTTGTTAATAAATTCTATACAAGATTTTTATAAATATTTATATAAGATATCTATATATGATATATATATGATTATATCTATATATGATTTATTATAATATTATATATAAGAATATATATATGATATCTATATAAGATTTATGAATAAATTATTCACTTGTTGAACCTCCTCCACCGCTACTGATCTTTTTTTTTTGTTCTCTTTCATATTTTTGTAATCTTAATCTAATTCTTTTTTCTTCTTGTGATTCTCCTTCATATAATTTAGGTCTTCCTCTTCTTTTACTTTGAGCTTCTTCACTTACTGCTGAATCTAAATCTTCTAAATTATTATTTAATTCTGTTTGGTTTGATGCTATATTTTCTAAAATTATATTGTCTTCTTTATTATCTACAAAGCTAAGGCCTATATCTTTATTAAGTTCTTGTTGAGTAAATCTATTCATTAAATTTCTATTTTCTTCTTGTTGTTTCTTCATTGTATCTAAAATATTATTTAATTTTACATTTTCTCCTGTAGTATCCCTAAACTGAGGAGGTATGGGTTGATATGATGGGGTTGATGTTCCACCACTACCACCCGATGATTGCACATTCACTTTAACATTAGTTTTAACAATTTGTTTTTGCTTTTGTTTTTGTTTTTGCTTTCTCTGTTTCTTCTCCTTTTTTTTTTTCATCTTTTTTGATGCGTCCATATATAATTATATAATATATAATATTTTTAATAAAATTGTATTTTAGGCATTACAATTGCGGGTTGTTTCTTTTCCTTTTTTACATAAACTATTTCTTCCTCACTTTCTGATTCTTCTATGTATAATGTTTTTATTTTCTTTTCTTTCTTCATTTCTTTTTTTTGCTTTAAAACTTTAGGTACTGGGATATTATATTTTACATGTTCTTCATCATCTTCTTCGTCTGTTTCATCCTCAACTCCATATTGTTTTTTAATATCCTGTTTTTGTTTTTGAATTAATTGCATTTTCTTTTCAAGGTATTTATTATTTAATTCTTCTTTAGTTTTCTTCTTTTCATCATTCTTTTCTTTTAATTTCTCTCTACCTTTCTTAAGATTTTCAAGAGCCTTCTCACTTAATACTCTCTTCTTCTTTATTGGGGATTCCTCAATGATTTCTTTTTTTTCTTCAATTGGTTGAACGTCAGCTTTAACTTCATTTTCTTTTTGATTTTCCATTATATTTATAGTTTAGATTTAAAATAAAAATCTAATTACTTAATATAATGAATAAAAAAATTAAGGTCGATATTAAGAATTTAATGAAAATGGGTGTTCCTGAAGATATAGCTATCATATGCGCTTGTGCTATGAATAAAAAGCCTGAACTTGCCGAGGAATATATAGAAGATGCTAAAACAGAACAAAAAGAAATTAAAGATTTTCTTAAGGAATTTGTAAAAGTTGAAGAAGTTAATAAATTATTAAAAGATGAAGAACATATTGAAAAATTAATTATTGAAAAAATAACTATAGAAGATATTAAAGAAGATATTTAAGAAAATTAAAAATATTAATTAAACATATATATGATAAAAACAAAATCAAGACTTTTTAATATTTCTTCAGCTGTAGGATGCTTAAATGGTGATTTTAAAAGCCAAGTTAATATAAGCTTACCTAATTTAACATTTCATTTAGATAATATACAAAATGCTTATTTATCAGTAGTTCATTGTGAGGTGCCAAATTCTTTTTATATTGTTAATTATACGAATAATCATTTTGTTTTAAATAATGTTGTTTATACACTTATAAGAGGTAATTATAATGTTAATACTTTTATAGCTCATCTTTTAACATTAATACCTGTGGGTTATACATTAACATATAGTAGTATTACAACAAAAATAACAATGAGCCATCCTACTACACCTTTTACAATAAATGCATCATCTATTTCATCAACAATTAATAAAGTTATGGGTTTAGGCTCAACTGACTTAAGCGGATTAAGCATTGTTATGCCAAATGTTGTAAATTTTATTCCATTACAACGTATTAATTTTCGAAGTAATTATTTTAATTTTGGCTGTTATAATAGTGTTGATGGATCAAGTGATATATTTTTGCCATTACAAAATAATGCAGGTCAAAATTCTATTATAAATTATGTTAATCAAACACAACATAAATTTTTAATACAAGATAGAGCTATAACGACTTTTATTATTAATGTTAGCGATGATTACGGAAATTTAATAAATTTTAACGGTGTTGATTGGTTAATGACTCTACAAATTGATTATGACTATTTAGAACCTATAATTAATAATTCTAATTTTAATAATATTGTTAAGAAATTTTAATATTTACGATTTTTATATATTTTTATTAAAAAATGTTTGAATTTTATTTTTTTATATAATAATATATTATATAAAATGTCCGCTCAAACATTCCCTAATTCCCCGATGGGACTCCCATCAAGTCTTAAATTTGAATTGCCCCCTAGTTTAAGTGACTCAGCCCGTGCCTACACTGTTAATGTATCTCCAGACGGTCAAACATCAGTAACTGGTCCAGCAAATACTGCAACCCCTTTTGTTGCTAACTCTACCGGTGCTTTTGGTAATTTTACCGCTCAAAATATTTCATTCACTATTCCCAGTGGGACTTCTGAATCAGTTTTTATGGATACAAATTCAAGCACTGTATCTTTTGTATTAACTTATACAGTTACCGGTGTTATGACTGGTGCAGTTGGTGCTTCTTGTAATTTAATCGGCTCAGGCTGCAGTTTCATAGATACCTTAACCCTTTATAGTAATAATCAACCTATAGAAACAATAAATCAATATGGATTATTACAAAATTTCCTTTTAAATAATACCGTAAATTATGCTGAAAGATACGGAGGAATTTCTGTTGCTCTTGGTGCTGACTCAAATTCAATGAATGGTATTGATCTTCCTACAACTGCAGGAACTTATAGATATTCTTTCTGTCTTCCTCTTTTATCGGTTATTGGTATTAATACAAGTGATAAGCTTTTTCCCGTTGGAAGTGTAAATAACTTACAGTTAATTTTAGGAACTGCAAACATTTGTCCCGTTGTAACATATTGCACAACTGTTCCTACCGCTCAACCAGTTATTGGAGCTTTCACCCTTAGTGAGTTTGTCCTAAATATGAAATATATTGATGTTGGTGACTTAAGCGCTCAAATGTTGAGACAAACCCTCCAAAATGGTAAATGGTATCTTAAAACCTCTACTTACACTAATTCATCAGTAAATATCCCATCAGGCACGAACGGAGCTGTGCAAAATCTTCTTCAAATTCGTAATTCTTCCGTTCGTTCAATCTATCATCAATACGGAATTGCACAATCTAGTGTTTGCCCCAATGGTTATTATGATGCAATTAATCCCGCCTTAACTTCTAGACAATGCCAAGTAGGTGCAAACTATATTCCTAATCGTCCTTTAAGAGATTGCCAAGCTCCAGCTGAAGCTTATCCTATGTTGATACAATCACTCGGTGGTGGTTTAACAAAAACATTGGGAACTGTTGTTTCTAGAAGTAATTATAATGCAGTTATTCCTTCCATTCCTTCTGGTAGTGATTCTACATTGGTTGTTCCTGCTTCTGGATTAAGAGCTGCACCTACTGGAGGTGATGAAACACAAAATATTATTTCTAAATTTCCTAACATGGCTTATTATGGATATGATCTTGAAAAATCAGCTGGAATTCTTTTCCAAGGTCTTAATACAAGAGCCTCTCCCCCTTTCCTTAATACTATTTTTGGTGTAGCTTCTACTTCTTCTATTACTTGCCAAGCTTGGGGTTATAGTGATTTAGTTCTTGAATTTGATGTTAATTCTAAACAAATTACTCCTTATATTTAATTATTCTTTTTAAAAAAAAGAACTACAAAAAGATTTAAAATCAGATTTTGATTATTAATTTTAAAAATATTTTAAAATTAATATCTATATTTTTATTAAGATGGATAGAAAAGACTATTTCAAAACATATAATAAAACATACTATGAAAAACATAAAGAAATTATTAAAAATAATAAATTTACTAAAAATAATAATAATAATAATAATAAATTTATTAAGTTAAATAATGTTATTAATGAAAATTTGAAAAAAAATATATCTTATGAAATAGTATGGTAGTTATAAAAAAAAATGTTGAACCCGTAATGAAAAAACCTAAATTTTCAGTAGATGGGGAACTACATAAGAAACTAAATGATTATGAAATAACAAAACTGATGAATAAATCGAATATGACGTTATTTTTAGGGCGCGCCGGCTCTGGAAAATCAACACTCCTTATAAGTATGTTGTCATCCCTTTTTAATAATGTCTTTCATAAAATTATATTATTTTGTCCTCCAAATAGCCGAGCAAGTATTAAAAATGATTTTTGGAGTGCTCTTCCTGAAGAACAAATATATGATGAATTGAATTATGAAACATTAAATGAAGCTTATGAAATTGCTAAAGAAAACGCTGAGTTAGGATGTAAAACACTTATAATTTTAGATGACGTTCAAAAGAATTTAAAGGGTGAATCTGAAAAACTACTTTTAGAAATGGCTAATAATAGACGCCACGCTTCATTAAGTATTTGGCTTGCATGTCAAACATACCGTTCAATACCATTACAAGTTAGAGCTGGACTTACTGATTTATTCATATTTAAAATAAATAAAAATGAAATGCACAACATTTTTGAAGAACAAATTGAATTAGATGAAAAGATATTTAAAGAAATTTTGAATTTATCTTTTAAAAACGCTCATGACTTTTTATATATTAATTCTAATTCTAAAAAAATATTTATAAATTGGGATGAAGTCATTTACGATAATAACTAAATATAAAGATTATATTGTAAATATATATAATAATGGAAGAAATATATAAACCTATTGGTATTAAAAATATAATGAAAAAAATAAAGAGAAAAACAAATTACGAAGTAAAGAATATTATGAAAAAAATAAAGAGAAAATCAAATTACGGCATAAAAATTATATAATGATAAAAAATAATATATTATAATATTATATAAACATGGGAATAAAAGAATTCTTTAAAAAAGTAGGTCAAGGAACTAAAGATTTCTTCAAGAAAGGTGGTATAGCTGATACCGGTTTGAGAAAATTTGGAAATACATTAACTAAAGTCGGCGGTGTCGCTCAATCTGTTGCACCTTTATTATCTATTGTTGCACCTGAAATTGGATTACCTTTAATGGCTGGAGGTGCTCTTGCTAAAGTTGCAGGATCAACTGCAGGAGCTATTAGAAGTGGTGCTAAAAAAGGTGGTGATATAGTTCAAAAAACTCAAAATATTTCAACTGCTCTTAAAAGTGGTCTTGAAGCTTCAATGCCTTTAACTCAACAATTGGGAGCTAATTTTGCATAAATAAATATTCTTTTTAGAAAAAAGAATTACAAAAAATTAATTATTTTTTAAAAAATATATGTTATTATAATATAAATGAATTATAATAAAGATGAAGAGGATTACATAGAAAATCAAAAATTGAAAATTATGCATTTACCATTAAAGAAAAATTATAAAATTTGGTTAGACACACATAACACAAGTTCTTTTACTGGACCGCAATTTGACGCCCGTTTTTTTGTGGATTTTAATCAATGTATAAGGGATAGCTGGAGGCTTAAAAGTTCTTACATAATGACTTTTAGTTTTTTAAGTAGAGCTTCAACATTTGCCGTAGGAACTGTTTCATCTAACAATACTTATACAATTCATATTGATTTAGGCCAAGGAACGCCTACAATGTATAGATATGCAGGCACAAGAACTCCTGCAGGAATTGTTCGAGTATCTACTGATGGAAGCGGTGTATATACCACTACGGCGGGAGTTTGTGATATCCCCGTTTATTTTAATGCTAAACCTAATGATAATGAAGGTGTTTTTATTAATAATTTATTAGGTGTTAATAATATTAATATAAATCTGATTCAAGGAGGTGTAGGAACTTTTAATGGAGCAGATAATGCAACAATTAATACTAACACTAAATATATATGTTGTTTAAATTTTCAAGAAGTTTAAGGAAATTATAAATATTTCAATTAACTTAATATTTTTATATATAAATAAATCTATATTATATATAATATAAATGTCTTCAAATTACGGCTTCGAACCTACGCTTGACGGATTAAATAATATAGATGCTAATAATTCAACAACTGAAAATATAGTTTGTGATACTATACAAATAAACGTTTCCGGCAATGCGCCGACAATTGCGAATCCTCTTGATTATTCAACTAGTATAGCAACAACAGAATGGGTGACAAATCACGCCGGCGTTGGTTATGTGACTTTAAACACATCACAGACACTAACAGCTGGTATAAAAACCTTTCAAAATTTACCAGAATGTGCAACAACTGCAACAACTAATAATCAATTGGTAAATTTAAATACATTAAATAGTGCTATTTCTACAGCGGGTTCTTCTTATGTCACATTAGCAGGAACACAAACACTAACATCTGGAATTAAAACTTTTTCAAACTTGCCAGAATGTGCAACAACTGCAACAACTAATAATCAATTGGTAAATTTAAATACATTAAATAGTGCTATATCAGCGGTGAGTGGTTCTTTCGTGACGCTTAATACGACTCAAACCATTACAGGCGATAAGTCATTTAATGGTAGTATTGATTTTTTAAGTTTAGAGGCAAGTTTAATAACAAATACAGGTTCAATAGACACACCCAATATTGGTTCAGGATTAGCAACTGACCCTATTTCAATTGTTCCGTCTCAATCATCGGGTACATGTAATATAGCAACTTTTGCTACAAGAACAGGATCAATTAATGTCGGAACTGGTACATCCGCGAAAACTATGACTATTGGAGGAACGGCAACAACTACAAATATTAATTCATTAACAACTACAATAAATACATCAACAACTTCAGGTAATGGAATTACACACTCTTCAACAACAACAGCAGGAGATGATATGAGATTGACAGCAACAGGTGGATATTTAGCAAGACTTGGCGAAGGTTCTTCATCGGCAGGATTAACACTTCTTGGTATAGATGCTGGGACTTCTATTATTAAAGCGACAACATCAGCATTGGAAATAAGAGCAGACGCAGGACTTACTTTTACAGGTACTATTGGTTCAAATAATACATTTTCAGGAACAAATACACTAACAGGGGTCACACAATTTAATAATAATCTAAGGGTTGCTTCAACTTCAACTATACGATTGGGAACCGCTTTAACTGGAACGCTTATAGGACAGACATTTACAAACGAAGTGACAGCACAGAATATTAATGCATCAGATAAGTTTATTTTTAGAACAAGCACGAATACCGATATTATTTCTTTTGCCGACAGCGGGATATTAGTTAGTTCCGCAACTTCTTTTCTAAATGATACAAATATAAATCAGGCAACATATCCATCAACTGGGACTACACAAATTGGTTATACAATACAAAAAACATTTGCTACGACTGTGTTAAGTGATACGACAGGAACATTTTCTGTGGTTGGATCAGGACAAGCAATAGGAACAAACAAGGGGGTTTATCTTATAACATGTGGTTTTGAATTGACAAATAGCGGAAGTGATACTATGACTAATAAAGCAATTGTTTTATCTCTTACAAGTGGTTCCGGAACGCCTGTAAATGCTTTTGGAGCGTGGGAATATTATGATGAAATTAATGATAGTATGGGAGCAGGTGGAACGAGATATATTGGGACTTTATGTGGTGTTTATATAAAAACGACAACATCGGCACAATCGCTATTTTTAAACGGATATTCAAATACATCCGGATCAGCTACCATATCTTGCTCCGGAACTTGTTCTATAACAAGAATTGGATAATTAATGATTGGTTTTTGCGTTGGGTTTATGTATCATTGGATGAATCAAATTTATAAAGATTATAAAAAAAAAAGAATTAAAAAATAAAAATGTTATATTACAATATAAATGTCATCAAATTTTGTATGGATTAAACCTAAAAATAAGTTGAGTAAAGATATTAAGATTAAGACCTTAATATCAAAAATAATTGAAAGGGTGGGTGAAATTCCACAATATCACGAATACAGAGGAAATCAAGAATTATTAAAATTAGTTTGTTCTATTGTAGAGAATGAAATTGATAACAAAAAGAATAAAATAAAAATCGATAAAAAAGATATTGTTATGCAATGCTACGTTCAATTATTTAATGATAAAATGACACCTACAGAGCTTAAAAATATCGGTGATAATGTTGAATTTATGTATGAAAATGGATTAATTTTAAAAAAGGTTGGTTGTCATATTAGGGTTTATGAGGTTTTAAAAGACTGGATTATAAAAAAGTTCAATTAATAGAAGACCAAATAAAAACATATTTTTATGATAAAATCAGAAATAGGATTCTAAAGGAATTTGGAGTTAAGAAATCTATTATAAGAACAATTAATTATTTAATACATTTAAGTGTATTAGATATTATTATAATAATTATTAAGAAATTTGGCCTAAATTATCTTTTAAAATACATTATAATATTAAGTATTTTATAAAAGTTCTTTTAATAAAATATATATATAAAATAATAATCTTATATATATATATAATATGGAAAAATCAAGTTATACCGAAGCTCAGAAGAAGGCTATTAAAAAATATAACGAAAATAACCGTGAAAAAATCAATGAATTACAGAGAAACAGATATAAGAAGAAGTTGATGAAAACTAAAGAAGAACAACTTAAGAAAGAAGAGGAATTAAAGAATAATATTTTACAGGAATTAGAAGAAGAACGAAAAAATTTATGTCCTAAATGTAAATGTGGTATTGAGTATGAAACCCAAAAAGAAATTGATATTAATAATTGGATAGATGAATTAAATAAAAAATATATAATTTATAAAAAAAATGTATAATTTCTTTTAATAATTTTATTAATAATCTTTTAATTTAAAATAATTATATTATATATATATATAATATAATAATGGAATTAATTAATAATTTACAAAATGAATTAGAGAGTATTAAAG